TCTAGAAAAAATTGTTAACGAGTTTGCCTTGTTACGCAATCAATGGCTAGGGATTATTAAAGGTCTTGATATTAAACAATGGCAAGTCTCTAACATTATCAAACTTAGAACTGCCGGGATGGAAGATGTACATATCTAATGTTTGTAGAAGATTTAATCCAGAGATTAGTTGGAGAAGGCAAGTACTTTTTTCAACCAACTATTGTACCCGATCCTAGTTGGGAATACACATTCTTGACATCTGTGTCTGAGCAAATCGGCCGCGGAAACTCTTTAACAGAAAAGCAAGCATCGCTTTCTTTACGAATAATCAAACGATATAAAACACCCTTAGAAGCTGTTTTTAATCAATCTATTGATTTAGATAATCCAGTTTTTGCACAACCATTTAGAAAACTTCACGCAGAAAAAACTATTACTGTTGAAGATAAAAAAATATTGGTCAAGTTTCCGTACGATCAAGATCTAATCAAACAATTACAAAAATTTGTAGAGGAAGTAGCACCTACTCCAATAAACACGTACGGCAATACTAAAGGTTATATCGGTGGATGGAACCCAGATGCTAAAGTTTGGCAATTTGCTCTACGAGAAGAAACTGTATTATGGTTAGGAGTAAATTGTGTTCCTCTTGGATTTTCTGTAGATGATAAATTTGGCACTTGGTTCAAGGAAATTTCTGCCATAGTTGATAGTGCAGAAGAATATGCTATTATGGCAATAAAGAATACCAACGGTTATGCTTTTAAAAATGATAATGGTAAGATTCCTCTGTTGCCTACTAATGATGTTGTAGAATTTTTGCTACATGCTAAAAATTACGGCATCAATATCTGGGACGAGTCTGTTGCCCAAGATTTAAACAGTATTCCTCGATCTCCTATAACTTTGGCATTAGTGCAAGGACATAATACCATTTATGTTGATAGCACAAGTCAACCATTAGATCATTTTAACGATGTGCTGTTACACGGAGGCCCTACGCTAATTGTCATTCCGGGCGGTAGTGAAATTACGCATACTAAAAAATGGCACGAACATATTTCTACATTAGGTATTGAAAATAAAGATATAGCTGTGATGTTTAGGACTCCCAATCAAGATAACGGAGACTTTAACAAGTATGTTAAGGAACATTCTCTTAATAATGCAGTTAATGAAAATACCAAAATCGTATTCGTCAGTACAAAGATTCCTAAACCTCTGGTTAAGTCTGGCATTGTTTTTAATACGGTAGTTAATTTAGGATACTACAGTCAACTGCACTTTAGTATGAGTATTCTCTTGACTTCCGCACCCAACATAGTGTATTATAATGATAAGAAGCCGCAAGGAGTTAGTATTTGTCTACCGCAAAACTGATCATCAGAGATGAGGTCAATGTAAAATTTGAGAACTTAGATTTAGATACTCGAAAAGAATTAGTTAAGAAATTCAAGTATTTTAATCAAGCCGCTCGTTACCAACCTGCTTATAAATTAGGGCGGTGGGACGGCTGTACCTCTTTCTTTGGACTCGGCGGAACGACTTATGTTAGTATGCTCGACCGTATCCTTCCTTTGTTAGATCAATGGGGATATTATGTCGAAGTAGAAGATTTAAGAGAAAGTCCTACACTAGAATTTGAAAAGATTAAAGAAGATTTTTGGGGCAAATTGTGTTGGCCAGACGGTCATAGATTTGCTGGACAACCTATTAGACTTAGAGATGACCAAGTAGAAGTTGTTAACAATTTCTTAGAAAATCCGCAGGCATTGCAGTCAGTAGCAACAGGTGCAGGCAAAACTATCATGACTGCTACACTGAGCAAGATATGCGAAAAATATGGACGCACATTGGTAATCGTGCCTAATAAGAGTCTTGTAGAACAAACAGAAGAAGATTATGTTAACGTCGGTCTAGATGTAGGAGTATATTATGGCGATAGGAAGGACCTTGATAAGACACATACAATCTGCACGTGGCAGAGCCTTAATATTTTGGACAAGAAGTCAAAAGCAGGAGAAGCAGATCTTATTACCCTTGCCGAATTCCTTGAAGGAGTCAACTGTCTTATTGTCGACGAAGTACACCAAGCCAAAGCAGAAGTATTGAAAAATTTACTAACACAAAATTTACGAAATGCTCCTATCCGTTGGGGATTAACAGGAACAGTACCTAAAGATGATTTAGAATTTGAAAGTATCAAATGTAGTCTTGGTCCTGTTGTAGGATATGTTACCGCACATGAATTACAAGAGAAAGGTATCTTAAGTACTTGCCACGTTAATGTAGTTCAAACCCAAGAATGGAAAGAATTTCAATCATATCCTGAAGAACTAAAGTATCTTGTAACAGATAAAGATAGGATGGGTTGGGTAAGCAAATTGATTAAAGGTATCGCCGAAAATGGAAACACTCTAGTTTTGGTTGACAGGATCGAAACCGGAGATTTTTTAATCGAGCAAATACCAGAAGCTGTGTTTATCAGCGGCAAGGTTAAATCAATAAAACGAAAGGAGCAATATCGTGAAGTTGCTACAAGTGATGATAAGATTATTGTGGCGACTTACGGTGTGGCCGCTGTGGGCATTAATATTCCTCGGATATTTAATTTGGTTCTTGTGGAACCCGGAAAGAGCTTTGTCCGAGTTATACAATCTATTGGCCGAGGTATTAGGAAAGCCGACGACAAAGATTTCGTCCAAATCTGGGACATAACTGCAAGTTCTAAGTATGCTAAAAGACACTTAACAGAACGCAAGAAATTTTACAAGGAAGCAAAATATCCTTTCACAATTGAAAAGGTAAAAATATAATAACATGCAAATACTAACATTAGATAACAAGACATTCTATTTGAATGATCTTCCGGAAGAAATTGATGAGGATTTTAGATACTCAGTTTTAGATAACAGCGATTCTCAAAATCCTGATTATTTTTTCCTACCATTGATCTTTTTAGAGTCATTTACTGGTCCTGCCGCAGTATTGCAAATAGGACCTTATCAACTGACCATGCCTTTAGATTGGTGTACTATTGTAGGCGATCCAGAAGGTCCGGAGATGGAAGTATTACCGTTAACCAGCCTAAACGATAGGGGATTTAGGACATTTTGTTTTAACCCGTTAACCAGCTTCCGTCCAGAATTCCACGACATCGATATTATCAACATCTATCAAGATGTTAAATGGTATTTTCCAAAGATGAAGCCAGGACAACTACTAACTACTCCGTTAAGTGGCGGGGACGAACCGATGTGTGCTTATTTTATCAAAGAAGTCAGCCGACAAAGTGAAATTGTAGATTATACCAAGTGTTGGTGATATATGATAGATAAAGATTGGTTAGGGCGAATTAGTATTGCTTATCGAGTATATCCGTTTCCTAGTAAGGAAATCGAAGCATTTATCGAGTGGCTATATAAACAATATGGTATTATAAAAACAGAGAATAAAGATGGGCAGTCTTAAACCAGGTGCAAAATACATCTATGAGAGGAGCGGCGGCGTGACTTATGCTAGAGAATTTGGTGCCGATCCCAGTACAAGGCAAGTAATAGGATGGAACTATGATCCCACCCAACCTAATTTTGATCCACGTACTAAAGACGGTCGTCCATTACACGATCACATTATAGAAGATCAACTGTGGGGTGAAATTCGTCGAATGGCAAAAACCAATCCCACTTTACAAGCGGCTATAGAACGTGTTAAAATAATATATCACCTAAGCAAGGACAAAGATGGCGCTTGATATTAAACGTGAACTAAAAGCAGTAGATCTTAGAGATTATGATTTCTATGATAAGTTGCCTGCTGACGAAAAGAAAGATTTTAGTCCTTACGTACTAATGCGTTATGTTGCAAATGTGCAGGGCGATACCGATACAGCAGAATGGTTCTTAGAAAGAACTAACGAACTTGTTAACAAACACCACTGGGTGCTGAGTAAAAATCACAAAGCTCTTCTTTGGAAATTGTTCGCCGGCTGTGGAACTGGTGTGACAGCATATCATCCATATCTCAAAGCAGGCTCAAAAGAAAAAGCAGTTAAGATTGAAAAATTGTTGGCAGATTTGAATCCTGCAATGAAGCTAAGTGATATCAAGGCATGGGCCAAGATGATGACTAAAGCCGATAAAGATGAACTGTTTGATAAAATGGGTTTCGATAAGAAACAACGAAAAGAATACGAATGATCCAATTGGCTGAACAACCTTTTAATTGTAGTCACTGTGGCAAGGCCTTCATGAAAGAGAAGACCTTGTTTGCTCACATGTGTGAACCTAAGCGTAGAGCAATGCAAAAGGACGAGAAACGTGTTCAGAGTGGATTTTATGCGTTCAATCAGTTTTATAAAATCAGACAGGGTTCAAAAAAGCAAAAAACCTATGACGAGTTTTGCAAAAGTGCATACTACAATGCCTTTGTAAAATTTGGCAGTTTCTTAAACAATGTAAATCCATTGTATCCAGAAAAGTTTATAGAATTTGTGATCAAGAGTGATATTAAACTTGATCATTGGTGCAGAGACGAACTGTATGATACCTATCTTTATGAAATGTTGAAGATAGAACCAGTTGAAGCCGCATGCCAGCGAACTATTACAACAATGATTGAGTGGGGCGACACCAGTGGGGCTCAATGGAATCATTATTTCAACTATGTCAATTTCAATCGTGCAGTACACGACATCAAGAATGGCAAGATTTCTGCATGGGTCATGTTAAATTGTTCAAGTGGCAAGAGCATGCTTGAAAACTTCAATGACGAGCAATTAGAACTGATCGACAAGGCACTTGATATTCCCTATTGGGTTAAACATTTTAAAACTCACAAAGAAGATGTTGCTGTTGTGAGAGAAATTTGTGAAGGAAGTGGGATAGAGTAATGCCAGATATTGATATCGACTTTGCTGACAGAAATAAAGTACTAGATGTAGTAAAAACTATCACGGCAGTCAATGGAGATAAGAAACATAACACAGGTGTGTACTGTCATTCCATTCCCTACAATCCTTTAACAGGATTATCTACCATTGATTATAAAGAAGCAGAAGATAGAGGCTATTTTAAGATAGACTTTTTGAATGCCAGCGTGTATAACTCAATAAAAAATGAAGAACACATCAAACAGTTGCTATCTGTTGAACCCCTGTGGGATTTATTAGAACAAAAAGAGTTTTGTGATTTAATATTCCACGTAAACGGCTATCATAGCCTAATAGCAGAACTAAAGCCCAGAACTATCGAAGAATTGGCGATGTTTTTAGCCTTGCTCAGACCGGGGAAGAAGCATCTCGTCCCAATAGTCAGTGAAAAAGGCTTCGAGGCAGTTAAGGATGTAATCTGGGTTAAAACAGAAGACGCTTATTACTTTAAGAAAAGTCATGCTGTTGCGTATGCTCATGCTATCGTGGTTCAAATGAATCAAATTTGTGAATCAATCAGCTACGGTTACTCTTAGGCACTCGAACTAACTGTATTGATTTTCGTTTTATACGTTTTTCTGCAATTTCACTTAAATTTACGGTTGGACCAAATAATACTTGAACGTCTTTACTGGCAAATGTTTTTATATAGGGTCTGAAATACACCATTTCAGCTTTTAAGAAAATATTAATGGGGATTTTTCGATTACTTTCCCACCACCATGTGTCGCCTAGCTCTAAAAAGCTGGTTTTTTCAAATTCTGTGCGTATAACGCCAAAGTCGTAGATGCTGGTTACGTTAGAATCATTGTTTATGATGATGCCGACATACTCATTTTCGTTAACTTTTACGCAACTGATAAATGGAAACTTGTTTTGGAATTCTTGATCTTTGTTTGACTTCATTTAACCTATAAATATGTGTTATGCAGAAATTACCTGTCTATTTATATACCAACTCTTATAGCATCACGCTAGATTTGGACAACTCACGGGGTGTTAACAACGTCATGTACCAACGAAATATCATATTCCAGAAAGGACTGAAAAATAAGGTCCAAATTCAGTTCAAAAATTCCGACCAAAAACCGGTATCGATCTCAAATGGTACTTTTTTCTTTAGAATGTTCGACAACAACAATGTTATGCCATTCCAGCCTAAACAGTTAGAGGTGCTTGATGACGGCGTCACTACAAGTACACGCGGCTTGGCCTTGCTAACATTGATGGAAGGCGATACAGTTGACATCACACCTAAAAAATACACCTTCAGCATCACAGCATTAGACACCGACGGTAGCTATGTACCAACTTATGCCAATACTTACTATGGTGTTAATGGTACAGCTGAGATACGTGAGGATGTTGAACCATTTTTGACCGAAAGTTTTTCAACTGATGCCTTTAACTGGGACCGCGATACACCAATCGATCGTCAAGGTGTGCCACAGATGAACTGGTGGACATTTAGCAGTGGTACGATTGAGGTAAATCCTGCACTAAACACTAATGTTGGTTTACACACCTTTGCATTTTACCTAACAAAGTTCAAAGGACATATTGATGTTTACGGAACTTTAGAAAATACACCAAGCGGACAAGGGAATGGTAACGAGTCGTATGCACTTTTACAGTCAATGCCATACTCTAAGAATTTTACCGGTGTGGACTATCTAAATATTAGTGGAAATTACACTAACTTCAAAGTCAAGTATGTGCCCGATGCTGACGGCAGTGGTGCAAATTGGTACGGAGCCAGCATACCAGGCAATCCGGTTCCTGGACAACCATATTGGCCTAACGGAAAGATTGACAAAATCCTATTTAGAAGCTAAAATAGTTGCATGAACCTGATTCAAGCGACTTTTATAAATTTCTTACCTCCTAAAATAAAAGCAACTCCAAGTGGCTGGATCAGTTTCAATGCACCCTGTTGCGTCCATAACGGTGACTCTCCAGACAAACGCCAACGTGGTGGTGTAAAAACCTCAGGTGATGACGGTTTTCAGTATCATTGCTTCAACTGTGGGTTCAAAGCCGGTTGGATGCCTGGTAAACTATTAAGTAAAAACACTAAAAATCTCATGAGGTGGATGGGAGTACCAGATAGCGACATCAGCAAGCTATCACTGGAAGCACTCAAGAACAAAGAAGAATTAGACAAAACACCTATACCCCTAAATTTTGGGCTCGAACCACGAAATTTGCCAGAAAATTGCAAAACCATAGATCAGTGGATTGATGAAGGTTGTGAGGATGAGGATTTTTTAAATGTCATTGCCTATGTACTTGACCGTGGGATGGAGCTCGACTGGTATGACTGGATGTGGACTCCAGAGGGTGGTTACAAAGATCGCGTAATTTTGCCATTTTTTCATAAAAATGTGGTTGTAGGCTGGACAGCCCGAAAAATTAAGGAAGGCAAGCCAAAGTAC